GTGCGGTAGCCCCACGCGCTGCGGATGGAGTTCATCTCCACGGTGGCCGAGTCGATTTCGTTCATGATGTCCGTCAAGTCTTGAAGCTCGGCGGCGCTGCCCTCGGTGAGGTCCACGCCGTTGGCGGCCATGCTGGCGCGCTGGCGGCTCTTGAGCTGCCCGGCCTGCATGGTGACCCGCCCGACCTCGCGCTGGCCCTGTCGCAATACCGACTGCGCGCCCAGCTCGGCGATGCGCGCGTTGGTGTCGGCGAGGACCGCCTGCGTCTCGAGGTTGGACTGCTGCGCCTGCGCGCCGTAGTAGCTGCCAAAGGCACTGGAAATGCCCCCGCCGATCTGGCCGGCGAGGCCTGCGATGGCAAGAAGGTTTTGCTGATTGAATTCCATTGCGCGCCCTCGGGTGATGGGGTGAACCTACCGCCCAGCGGGCGCGGTACGTGCACGGGGCGGGGTCAGCCGCCGATGGTCACTTCGGTGGTGAGGCTGTTGAGCGTCAGCGGCAACGGGTCGGCCTGCCGGATGAATACCTGCCCGCCCTGCGCCCATGCCGGGTCGAGCACCAGCTCGATCTCGTCGGTCTTGAGTGCCGGCGGGGAGCCGTAGGGCTCGTCGCTGCGCTGCTTGGCCTCGACCAGCTGCTCGGCGTTCGGCCCGACGAACACCCCCGACGAGCGGTAGACGCGCAGCCACACCTTGTTGACGTTCTTGACGTGGCCCTGCCCGTAGCTGCCGTCGCGCAGTTGCAGCGCCATCGGCAGGGTCTGGGCGTCCGCCTCGATCGGCAGGCCGACGTGCACCTTGCTCGCTTCGATGTCCAGCGTGATCGCCCCGCCACTGACCGTGCGCCGCGGATGCACCGCGCCGTCCGCGAGGATGCTCACGGTCTTGCCCTCGAGGTGGTCGAGCCCGCTGATCTGGTCGGCCGGCACGCCGTCATAGGTCAGGCCGGAGTCGACGAAGAAGCCGTCGGCCTGGTCGGTGAACTGCCGGCTGGCGAGCCGCTCGACGTAGCGCTTGTCCACGCCGTCGATGGTGCGCTTGACGATGACGTACAGCACGTCCTCGCTGCCCTCGGCCACGGTGGTGCAGGTCTCGAACTCGCCGTCGGTGTCGTGCTGGTGCCAGGCGCCGACCTGTTGCTCGGGGACGTAGGTCAGGCCGAGCAGCTTGCCGTTGCTCGAGACGAACCAGACGACCGGGTACGGCGACTTGGCGTAGGCAATGTCGAGGATGTCGAAGGTGTCGAACAGGTGCGGGGCGCGCAGCGACAGGTCGCCGGTGATAAAGCCCCCGGCCTGCCAGTTATAGGCCAGCTCGCGGACGTGCCCGCCACGCGCCGCGGAGTAGAGCAGCGTGTTGTTGATGATTACCGGCTGGACGTTCGACGCGCCGACGTAGGACTGCGGGCGCACGCTGATGGTCGTGGGCGTGATCGCGTCACTGTTGAGCGAGGTCACGCGCCACTCGGCCGAGCTGGTGAGCAGGACGAGCTCGGACAGCGGCACGATGTGGCGGATGGTGTTCGCCTCGCGCGCGGCCACCCGGAAGGCAATGCGGTCGTCGTCGCGGGTCGGGAGCGAATAGCTCATGTCCGACTCGGTGCCGCTCTTGGTCATCCAGATGTTCTGTGGCTTGTTGGTCGTGCCGGCCAGGCACCGGCGCTGCTCGAAGTAAGAAACCGCCGCCGGGTAGTCGCCCGCACTGTCGAACACGTTGTCGTGGATCGGCGGGGTTTTCGACAGGTCCGGGGCGATGTTGTCGTCCACGATCGACGTGCCGTCGGTCTGCCCGATGTAGCCGAACAGCCCGCCTTGCAGCTTGTAGACGTTGTAGCGCGAGGCGCCGGTGACCGCCGACCACGAGATGGTGTTGGTCGCGCCGGTGACGAGCAGGTTGCTCGAGACGGTCGCCTCGCTGGACGCGCCGGATTCGATGACCCCGTCGGCGTCCACGCTGGTGACGACGTAGGTGTAGTCGTACTTCGTCTCGCTGGTGCCGGCGGTGCTCACGCTGGGCGAGGACGGTGCGGCGATCGACGAGCCAAAGGCGATGGTCGTGAGATCCCAGTTGGTCGCGCCCAGGCGGCGCAGCTCACGCGGGGCGTAATTCGGATGCACCAGCGTGAGCACGTCGGCCGACTGCACGAAATGGATGTCGAATAGGTCGGCCTCGGCGTAGGGGTTGGTGATCTCGTAGGGCACGCCGCCGTCGAGCAGCGTGGCGCCCTGCGTGTGGAAGCGGAAGTAGCCCGCGCCCAGCTCGATGACCATGGTCTGCGTCGTCGAGTAGGTGAACGGGATCAGCCGCACGGCCTTGGTCGAGTCCTTGACCTCGCGCACGAACTGGAAGCCGGCGCGGTTTTCGGCCGGGCCGTGCGGCTTGGTCACGAAGTTGCGGCACAGGGCGAGGCCCGCCTGGTACTTGGCATCGTCGATGCGCCCGAACATCTCCGGGCTGATCTCGCCGCCGACGAACGCCTGCTGGAAGGTGCGCACGGCCATGGTTTACCTCTTGGAGATCCACGTCGGTTCGTGATCGAGCTCGACCTGCCGCTGGTTGGCGTCGGTCACCTCGGCCATCGACAGCGCTAGGCGGTATTGCTGGGCGGTCATCTGCGCCATGTTCGCGCCGTTCTCGCCCTTGAGCAGCGGCCCGGCGAGGTAGGAGGCGAGCAGCCACGACAGGGCCTCGGTAAAGCCCGGCGAGAAGCGGCTGGTATCGGTGACGCGTGCCACGTAGCGCAGCGAAGCGTCCTCCTGGTTGGTGTAGAGCACCTTCGCGCCGTCGCTGGTGGTCTCGATCTCGAAGTCCTGCGTCATGTCGTCGCCGGTGGTGCCCGGCGGCAGGACGGCGAGCGCGATCAGCGTGTTGGCCGGCAGGCCGTAGGCGAAGCTCCACCCCCAGCTCTCCACGTCCAGCGGAGCGAGGTTGGCGCGGCGCACGGCGAAGCGCCACGGGTGCGCCTCGAGGACCGCATCGCGCGCGATCGGGTAGAACCGGGCGCAGTGCTCGGCCTGCGCGGAGCCCTCCGGCGGGCTGATGCTCGAGACGGTCGCCGAGTCGCCGAGCCGCGCGAGCGCCAGGTTGCAAATGTCGACCTCGGATGCCATGTCAGTGCCTCACGAAAAAACAGGGGCACAAAGGCCCCTGAATGGTCACGCCGCCACGGAAAGTGGGGTCCACCGGTTACGCCTGCTTGGCGTCCCCGGCCTGTTCCTTGTCGGCCTGCTGGCCGCCCGAGGGCTTGCCGGTCTTGTTGACCGGCTGGAACCACGAGGCTCGCTTGGAGCCGTTGGGCACCTCGAAGATGTCGCCCGGCTCGCGGAGCTTGCCGTGGTATCCCTTCTTGATGGCTTCAACCTTCATCGGTTACCTCCTTACGCGATGTTCGGGCTGTTCGGCTGCGGGTCGTTCAGCTGCACGCCGGTGACGATCTGCGCGGAGAACTTGCCAGCGGTCAGCGGGCCGGTGCTGACCGTGTAGTTCAGGCGCGTGTAGCGGCGCAGGCTGACCGGCATCGGGATGACGATCTGCTCGCCGGCGGCGAGGTCGGCCTTGCCGATGGCCTTGGTCAGGGCCACGTCCGCCCAGCTGCTGTTGTCCGCCGAGTCCTGCACGGAGAACTGTACGGTAGCGTCGCCGCTGGCGGTCGCGCCTTCGTCCACGGTGACGACCATGTACGTCGCCTGCGCGCCGTTGCCCAGGTTCGGGGTGGCCTGGCCGAAGTCGATCACGTCCTCGGACGGGGCGGTCGAGGTGACCGCCTGCGCGTCCGAGACTTGGAGTGCCTTGTCGATAATCATGTCGCTGTTCCTCTAGTGTCAGGGGCCGATCAGGAGACCTGTGCCTCGGTGAGCAGCAGGGCGTCGGTGCGGCGGCACGGTACGCCGTCGAACGCGACCACCTTCTTGCCGCCGACCTCGTCCATGGTCAGGGTGGAAGCCGCGACCTTGTTGGTGATCTGCCGGCGCAGCACGCTGCGGATCTTGCGCGGCATGTAGAACACCGGA